ATGGCGCGATTCCGCTGATGGTCTTCAAGTACATGAGCGGCATGCAGCCGTTCAAGGATTTGGAGAAAGAGAAAGAGTTTATCCAGTCATTTCAGGATCTGTTCTCGGGGAATCGTCGTCACCGGGCAATGCTCTTGCCGAAAGGCATCGAGACGGGAGACCCGATCAAAGTCGAGAACGACAAAGCCCAGATGCTGGAGACCCGCAAGTACCAGCGAACGGTAATTGCTGGTGCCTGGGGTGTACCTCCGCATCTGGTCGGAGACCTGGAGCGGGCGACGTTCAATAACGTCGAGCAGCAGGACGGAGATTTCACGTTGAACGTGATCATGCCGTATGCGCAGGCCTTCGAGGCTTCTATGGAGCGCGACCTACTGACGGATGATGACGTGAATAACGGGATCATTATCCGGGCGAATCTGGATTCGATCCTGCGGGCTGATTTCAAGAGCCGCCAGGAAGGCTTGCAGATCCAGCGCCAGAATGGCGCTCTTTCCCCGAACGAATGGCGCGAGATCGAGGGTCGCAACCCGATATCTGCAGACGACGGCGGAGACGAGTACATCCGTCCGGCAAACATGGTCGTGGCTGGTGAGCCTGTACCAAATCCACAAGGTCAAGGTAATGAAGCCAACGCTAACCGTATCCCTTGAGATCAAGTCCCTGTCGGATCGCGAGTTCGACGGGCACGGGTCAATCTTCGGAAACGTGGATCTAGGTGGGGACATCGTTCTGCCGGGTGCATTCAAGCGCTCGCTTGCGCAGCATCGCAAGGAAGGCTCTCTGCCGCAGATGTTCTGGATGCATGACCCTTCGCGGGTTCCTGGCAAATGGCTGTCGATGTCTGAGGACGAAGACGGACTTGCGGTCAAGGGTGTGCTGGCTCCTACGGATCTTGGCAATGAGATTCACACGCTTCTGAAGATGGACGCCGTACGCGGGTTGTCCATTGGATACGTGACGCAGGATCAGGACTTCGACAAGGAAGGAAACCGCCTGATCAAGGAAGCCGACTTGTGGGAAGTCTCTGTCGTGAGTCTGCCCATGAATCCCCTGGCGCAAATTGCGCATGTGAAGACCAGGCTTTCCGCCGAAGGCGCCTATGTTCCAACGGCAAGAGAATTTGAGACCAGCTTTCGTAAGATGGGCTGCAGCAAGCAGATATCGCGGAAGCTGGTATCCATGATTTTCGATCCTTCGGGTGCGACGCTCGAAGATGAGAAAGAAGACGAGGCGGGTGCGACGCTCGCGCAGTCAAAGCCATCCGGTGTGACGCTGGATGACGAAACGCAGGAAGCGCTCAAGGCGCTGGCTGCTCTTGATGAGCTGATTACCGGCGAACGCCTTCTCAGACGGCTGAGATAGACGCCAAAACAATCCACCCGAACCCGCCTAGTGCGGGTTTTTTCGTTTCTAGGAGTAGATAAACATGGGTAACCCCGTTACCGATGCATTTGATGCTGTGCAGAAGAGCATCGTGGACATGCGCAAGGACAATGACAAGTCCATCGAAGAGCTGAAAAAGGGCAATGATGTCAAGTACCGCGAGTTGCAGGAAAAGTGCGACGCGCAGGAAGCCAACATTGTCTCCCTGATGAAGACACAGAACGATCTGATTCGTCAGAACGAACTGAAGGAAACCCGCATCGACCTGCTGGAGGCCCTGGCTGATCGTCCCAAGGGCGACATCATGGTCAAGCTGGTCAACGAAGACGAACAGCTCTTCGTAAAGTGGGTGCGGTCGGGCTTTTCCGATCAGAAGGCGATTGCAGATCGCAACGCACTTCAGCGCAAAGCTCTGGAAATGAAGGTAGATACCGTCACTGCCGGTACTGCATTGCTGGGCGGAAATGCGGTCCCCAAGGTTATCTCCGATCAGGTGGAACGCCTGATCCTGAAGACCTCCGGTGTCGTGGAGGCCATCGGCGTGAAGACTGTGGGAACCTCGGACTACCACAAGGTAGTCACGATCTCCGGCCAGTCGGGCGCATGGGCGTCGGAACTTGGCTCGCGGTCGCAGGGAAATGCGCCAAACACTCGTGACATCAAGCCGACTCAGGGAGAGCTGTATGCGTACCTGTACGCGTCCAAGGAATCCCTGCAGGATCTGATGTTCGACGTGACGGCATGGCTCGTTAACGACGTGGCAGAGTCGCATGCGGTGAAGCTGGCAACGTCTATCTACTCTGGCAACGGCTCTGGCCAGTGCACGGGCATGACAAACACGACTCCAGTGACAACTGCGGACTACGCATCTCCGATGCGCGCTGCGGCGGCGTACCAGTTCGTGTCGCACAATGGCATCGACACCAGCTCTCCGAACCGCATCACTCTCGACATCCTGCAGGCCGCGATTGCGAACTTGGCTCCTGGATATCGGGCTGGATCGAAGTTCGCCATGAACACTTTCACCCAGGGCTACGTGCGTCGTCTGAAGGACACCACCAATCAGTACCTCTGGCAGCCATCGGTGCAGGCTGGTCAGCCGGACATTCTGTTCGGTTACCCGGTGTTCACGTGGGAGGATCTGGCCAACGGCAACACCGTTGACGGCTTCTGCGCCGCGTTCGGTAACTGGGCGCGTGGGTACGAGCTGGTCAATCGCGGTCCGCTGGAGATCGTGACGGACAACATCACGACCGTTGGCACGACCAAGTTCTGGGTTAGCCGCCGCTGGGGCGGTATCCCCGCCAACAACGACGCCATCAAGTTCGTCCGCAACGCGGATTGATGAGTGGCTAAAGCAAAAAGGAGGCTCCGAAAGGGGCCTCCTCTCTTTGGTCGCAGGAAAGGTCCGGCTCCGGAGAACAAACTACGTGGTCAAGCTCCAGAGAATAAAGGCCTGGAATACTCCGTGCGTTGTCGCGGCTAGTGGACCGTCACTAACCCCGAAAGTCGCGGATGCGGTTCGAGCGGCACGGTGGAAAGCCCCGTGGCGCGTAATTGTGGTCAACGATGCATACAAGCTCATGCCGTGGGCGGATGCGCTGTATGCCGCAGATTTCGCGTGGTGGCGTACACACGACGGAGTGAAGTCTTTCGCTGGTGAGCGGTGGACATCACACAGTGTGAGTACGCAGGTATGCGATGACAAGTCGCTGGTCGCGCATTTGTACGACCTAAACTTTGTCAATGCCAGACATGGCAAAGGTTTTTCGAGTGATCCGGGCTGCATCCACTATGGAGACCCGGAGCACAGTGGGTTTCAGGCGGTGAATCTGGCGCTTCTGATGGGTGCGCCGAAGATCGTCCTAGTCGGGTTCGACTATGGATATCAGGACAAGGCGCATTTCTTCGGGAACCATCCCGAGAACCTGCGCCAGCCGTTCGCGCATCAGTACGGCGATATGGCGAGAGCCTATCGAGCCGTAGAGACAGATGTAGAAATCGTGAATGCAACGCCGGGGAGCAACCTGAAAAGGTTCCCGACGATGGAGCTGAGTGAAGCGCTACAGTGGAACGATAGTGTGTGTCGGGACAGGGCCGAGCCTGTCTCTTGCGCAGATTGAAACTGCCAGGCGAAAGGGCTTCACACTTTTCGGGTGTAACAGAACCTGGGAGATCGTCCCGGATCTAGCGGTTCTCTGGGGTACGAACACCGCGTTCTGGGATCACTACTGGTCCAAGGCTCTGGATGAATATCCAGCCTCGAAATGGACGGTGAGTCTGGAAGCGGCGGGACGCTACGGGCTCAACTGGATCGCTGAGAAGAACGCCAGAGGGTTGAGTGACGATCCTGCTGTGATCCATCACGGTCACGGTGGCGGCTACTCGATGGTCAATCTCGCGTACCTAATGGGCGCGGAGAGAATTGTTCTGCTTGGATATGACCTTGCGTATGCGCCGGACTATGACGGCAGGAACCAACAGGTTGGTTCCAAGCCAAGGCATTACTTCGGCGAATATCCTTCGGCCTTACAGCACTGGCCTAGCGTTCAAGTGAAACGTGGCGTGCATGTGGAGTTGTTGGAGTTGTACGACTCAGTAGCCAAGCAAGGGTTGGTTGAGATCGTGAACTGCACGGGACCGAATTCCGCACTGAAGTGCTTTCCGCAGGTAGATATCAATGCTCTCTGACGCCGACATGCACGAACGGATGTCGAAAGGATGGAGGGCGGGCCTTCCGGAAACTCCGTGCGGCAATGGGTCGCTTCGCTCCAAGACCATTTTGTCTCGCGCAGCGATTCCTCAGTGGTGCAAGAAGTACGCAATTACCGCAGTATGCGATGCGGGGGCAGGAGACCTTCACTACGTCTCTGGAATCGACTGGAACGTGGATTATCTCGCGTTCGACCTAATCCCTAGAAAGGATGGGGTAATGCGCGCGGATATCACGTCCATTGCGCTTCCTGATTGCGATGCGATTCTCTGCCGGATGGTTCTTAACCATCTGGACCAGGATCGGATTCTCATGGCGCTGAAGCTGTTCAAGCAGAGCGCGAAGTATTTGATCGCAACACAATTTGATGGGGACAAGCTGCCTCAGAGATCGCCGCAGTTCACGCGGCTAGATCTTAGGGTAGCTCCCCACTTTCTCGGCGAACCCTTGGAACGTGTCCAAGATGGAGCCGAGGACATTTGTTCACTCGCATTGTGGAAACTCTGAAAGTCGTATGCATTCGATGGGGTACGAAATATAACGACCTCTACGTCACTCGCCTAAAGAGCATGGTGGCGCGGCACCTCGCAGTGCCGCACGAGTTCGTTTGCTACACGGATAGGCAAGTGGAAGGCGTTACCTGCCTTGCTCTGCCATCGGAGCTTCCCACTTGGTGGTCGAAGCTCGGGCTATTTCGGGAGCCCGCAGGCCCGACGTTGTACCTGGACCTGGATGTCGTGATCGGCGCTGAGATCGTTCTGCCTGAGCTGGGCGACAAGCTCTGGGCGCTGGACGACTTCAGCTATTCGCTGATGAATCCACGGGTAACGGACCCCACCATCAATTCCAGCGTCCTGTACTGGCAAGGCGACTTCACGGAAGTGTGGACGAAGTTCACGCCGGACGTAATGGATCGCTTGCACGGGGATCAGAACTGGATCACCCGGTGTTTGTGGCCGAATCGGATCAGTCTTCTGCCGGAAGGGTTTGCGTGCTCGCACAAGTATCACATTGAACGTGGGTTGAAGCGGGCGCCGATTACGGTCTATCACGGCAATCCAAAGCCTTCAGAAGTGGGAGGCGCATGGATACGCGAGAACTGGCAGTAAGCGCCGATCCGTGGCCGCATGCGGAGATTGCTGGCTTTTTGCCTGCGGAGATGGCTCGTGACATCGCGGATCGCTGGCCAAAGGATGGATACCGATGGCTGATGCACTCGGATATCCGTAAGCCTGACGGATCGTCTCTCAGGAAGTACCAACCTCTGGAGCGTAGGTTTCCGGAAGTCGCATCTTTGCTCAAATCTGCGGTGATCGAGGCGGCATTCAAGAGCCTGCTGGGCGTATTTCAGGACGTGTATCCCCAAGCGTTGCTGGTGGAGGATCTTCCCGGATACCGCATCAGGCGACACACAGACTGCGCTGGAAAGGTCATTAGCACTCAGGTTTACCTACCTGACGGTAGTGGCCTGGAATCGCAGGGCGTGACGTTACAGACCCTCTACGGCGACAAGGTGAAGCAGATTCCTTATCGCTTCAATCACGGGTACGCGTTCAAGGTCACGGATCATTCCTGGCACCGAGTATTTCCTTCCGCTTTTCCAAGGCGGTCGGTGCAGTTGATCTACTACTCGACGCCAGACCCTAAGTTTTGAAGGCAGTTATTCATTGTCAGCCCTCGATTGCATGGCAGTCGAGGCGCGCGGCGTTCTTTGTCGAAGGATTCCGGAATGCGGGAATTCCTTGCGAGGTGACATCGGATCGCTTCCGCCATGAAGGATTCCCGGTGTTGCTGGGAACGACATGTTGGCGGGATATCGAACAGACAGGGGATTACCTGCTCGTTGATCGGTGTTCCTTCGGGGATACGGATAAATTCGTTTCGCTGGCGTGGAATGGTCACGGTAGACGAGCTAACCATAAGGTTCCGGACACGATTGACGCTTCGCGATGGGAGCGTATCGGGGTGGATCTGGCTCCCTGGAGATCGGGTGGTTCACGTGTACTCCTTTGCGGCCAGATCGATACCTGGTCTCCGCACTATGCGAGGCCGGAAGAGTGGTACGCGACGGTTAAGGCAACGCATTTCAGACCTCATCCCGCAGGGTACGCGGAAGCGCCGTATCCGATAGAGCGCAAGTTCGACGATTGCGGTCTGGCCGTGACACTGAATTCCTCTGTAGGCGTGCAGTGCGTGCTGGATGGAATTCCTACGATAACGATGGATGAAGGGGCGATGGCATGGGATGTGACCGGCCATTCGCTCGATGATGTACGGCGTCCTGATCGTGAGCCGTGGACGCACGTTCTCGCCTGGACTCAATGGTCTGACGACGAAATCAGAGAAGGAAAATTATGGGCCTCGCGCTGGTAACCGGACCGACTCAAGCGGCAATGTCGCTAGGAGAAGCCAAGGACCATTTGCGCGAGACTAATTCGGATCAGGACGGATTGATTGTTGCGTTCATTCAGTCTGCCCAAGAGTTCATTGAGAGCGCGACCCGCAGAAGGCTGATCACGCAGACGCTGGATTACACCATCGACTATGAATGGCCGTGCCTGCCCTTATTAGGTAGCTACGTGCGGCATCGGATCGAACTGCCACTGATGCAGATCGCATCGGTAACCTCTGTCACCTATCTGGACTCGACCGGCGCGACGCAGACACTGGCGAGTAACCAGTACGTAGTAGTGGCAAATGCCCCTATCCCGTTCATTGAGCCAGCGTATGGTGTTACGTGGCCTGATGTGTACTGCCAGCCGTCTACTATCACCGTTCGGTTCGTCGCCGGCACCAGTCTTTCAGACGTTCCTCATTCCCTGATGCAGGCTATGCGGATGCTTCTCGGGCACTGGTACAACATCCGCGAGGCCGTGAATATCGGCAGCGTCACTAGCGAAATCCCGCTCGGGGTTGAAGCGCTACTTTCACCCTATCGGTACAGCAGGGCGGCATGAGAGCCGGTCCGCTGGATAGGTCTGCGGTGCTAAAGCACCAAGTCCTAACCAAGAACACAACCACGGGCGAGGATGAGGTTTCCTACTCCATCTATGCCACGGTGTGGGCTGGCAAGCGTGATCTACGTGGGCGTGAGTTCTTCGCCGCTCAACAGGTGAATTCCGACATCACAACCATTTGGCAGATCCGCTATCGCACTGACGTGGTGCCAAGTGATCAGATCGTTGTGGATGACGTGTCCTACAACATCAGCTCCATTGCTGAGATCGGCCGTCGGGAAGGATTAGAGATTCAGGCTACAGCGGTGCTGTGATGGAAGTCAAAGTGGAGGGGCTGGAAGAACTGACAGAAGTTTTGAAGCGCACTCTGCCTGACCATATCCAGACTAAGGCATTGCATCCCGCCCTGGCGAAGGCGGCCAGGCCTATCATTCAGCAGGCTCGCCAGAATGCGCCGGTAGAGACCGGGCGACTCCGGAGGGCGATCTATTCCTTCCGCGACCGCGCTAGTACCAGAGTCAAAGCGATACGCCTGATATCGGTCCGCAGTAGCAGGAAGTTCGGCGACAAGTCGGCGTTCTACTGGAAGTTCGTCGAGTTCGGTCGTGCTGCGGTGACTTCCAACAAGACAATGGGAACTCCGAAAAAAGGCTTCTTCGGAAAGTCGGTGAAAGCCATTCCTGCAAGACCATTCCTTCGCCCCGCATTCGAGGCTAAGAAACTGGAAGCGTTGGATGTATTCAAGAATTCTCTTGGGCCTGAGATACAGAAAGCCGCTGATCGCTACAGCAAGTCGATCATCAATCGATTGCGACGCAAGGTCGGCGTATGAGCGTTGAGACGGTGCTGGCTGTTCTGGTTGCTGATGCCGGAGTTACAGCGATTGTCGGGTCTGGTGCTTCGGCAAAGATATCCCCGCTCATCAAGGCGCAGACCATCCAGCCGCCTGCTGTGACATTGCAGCGCACATCGCTGGTTCCTCAGAACCACTTACGAGGTAACGGCGATCTCGATGACGTGCGAGTCCAGGTGGATTCCTGGGCTACCAGCTATGCCGGCGTACGCGCACTGGCTTCAGCCTGTCGTGCCGCATTGGAAGCGGCTGACTATCAAATGATCGGCGAGTTCGACAACTACGACCCACAGGTGGACCCCGGGTTGTATCGCATCACCCAAGACTTTCAGGTCTGGGATTAGGTCCAGGTTCTCTTCCCCCTCTCAACCCCGCTTCGGCGGGGTTTTTCGTTTCTGGAGATAGCAAATG